AGGAGAGCATCATTTGTCTTTCAGAATTTGACATTGCGCCCATAGGTTGCGGTGGATCGTTCATAATGGCTGGGTTTGTACCTTGTGGGAACGTGTCCATCTGCTCAACTGGGAACCTGTCCGTTGCCGTAACAACAGATTTAAACATCTCGCGCTCACGATCAGTAAGTGTACCGCCGCCCATAATTCTTTGACCGATAGCCATCAATTGATTTGCAGATTCTTCGTCAATATCGCCGGGGGTGATACTTTGTAAGAAGGTCATAACCAATTGATAGTCAGGGTTCATTTGCATTTCGTTTGGCATATACGCCTCCTATCTTATTCTGTTTCAGTTGTATCTGGTCCTACTATTGCACCAGTAATATACTTCGCGTCAATGATTTCACCTTCAGGAGTTTGATATTTTATTTCTCCGTCTACTTCGATCTTTGTTAAAAGCTCATCAATACTTACGCCAGATGAAAATCTTCTCAGCCAAGCTGGTAAAAAAGTACCCTTACCACTCTTGTAGTATTTATTGTAAATGCTCTTAACCACTGGGTCATCTTCGATTATTTGTTCATCGTTTTCAATGTTTTCAATGTTTTCTTCTAAATCAACACTGCCTTGTAAGTCTTGAAGGGCCGTTGTGTAGCTGCCTTCGGTCTTTGGGTTAATTACATCTGGGTCGTAACTGAAACTTTCTTCTTGAAGTTCAGAGGGCGTAGTATGGCCAATATACTTACCATCTTGGTCGTACAGTGGCGTAGCTCCACCTTCTAAGGCTGCTATCTCTGCATCCATAACTGCCCTTCGGCCCTCAATGCCTTGATCCAACATTTTTGTTGCAAGCAAGCCACCAAAGACAGGTATTATATTATTAGCAAAAAACGATCCAAAATAAGACAAATCATCAGGTGGAATGTCATACAGCATTGTTTGCTTGGCAATCGCAACATTAGCGTCTTCTTCTGACATACCAGTCGTGTCAATTTTTGTGCCAGTAGTTGGATCATCAGAAACGCCATAAACATAATTTTTCATGCCAGTTGTCGTGTTGTAAGTGTCACCACCGCCTGTCAGCTCTATAGTGTTTCCCTGTTCATCATAGCCATACAAAGTACCATCTTTGTAAAAGGCACTGTCAAATGGCGTAATAATATTAGCTATAGTTTCGCGCAGGCTGTTTGATGTGGAAGGCAACGCGCCAGCTTCAATTCTATTACCATACTGGTCATATGTCAGACCTAAATCTTGAGCAACTACAGAATTAGTTGTTTCAACTGGCTCTTGAGCAGCATCAATCACTGCATTTGCTGCATCTGCTGCTGCTTGTGTAGGATGTTCTACGCCATTTTTATCTTTGTATGTAATTGGTGGAAGTATAGTTGTTTCAACTGGCTCTACTGGACCTGTGCCATAAACTGTGTCGTTAGTTCCATAATCTGTAATTCCTAGATCGTCACCAATACCACCCAGAACGTCACCTACACGGCCAAAGTTACCCACATCATCTTCGCCACCACCAGTAAAAGTATCTTTGATTGTGCTTCCAATGTTACTTGCAGTATCTCTTATAGAGCTTCCAACATTGCTGGCGGTTTCAGCAACTCTATCGCCAAAAGATCCAAACCCAGTGCTGCCACCAAAAAAGAAATAACTTGGGATGCCGTCAGGGCCGGGCAATCCTGCACCGCCCATATCACGCAGTGCCTTCTCTTCCTGTGGATTAATATACGCCAACATATGTGGCTGATCAGCAATCATAGTTTGCCGTGGGACATTGTTAGCCACATTTTCCAAAGCGCCAATGCCTGCATCTGGGTAGACAGGTTCATTCGTCTGGTTCTGCTGAACAATTGCGTTCACACGATCTATAAAGCTATTGTTCATCACGCCCTCATTTGCTCTGGATTTGGTGGCTGTGGTTGCGGCTGTGGCTGCATCATAGCGTCTGATATAGCGCCCAGCGCGCCCACACTACCGCCTGCACCCATACGCCGCTTAATCTCCATTACCTTATCAATCAGGTACTTGTTCATATCCATTGGAGGCTGTGGGCCACCCTGTGGTGGTTGACCACCCTGTGGAGCCTTCGGCAAACCACCAAAAGCCGCAGGATTTACTGGAGGTAGATTATACGGTTGGATCATTCTTTATCATCTCCATTTGTATCTTAGCTGCGTTCTTCTCGCGCTCTAATTGTAAGTCAGCCTCCAGCTTGGCAATCTTAGCCTGCATATCTTGCTGTGCCTTGGCTGCGTCAATCTCCATGTCCTGACGCGCTTCAGCCTGCTTGATCTCAATGCTGGACTTGGCTTTCGCTTGGTCAGCTTGGATCTGTGCCTGAGTACGCGCCTTCAGTGCCTCTGTCTCCAGCTTGGCAAGTTCTTGTGCATATTGCAATGGATTACCTTGCTGACCCTGACCGCCCATGCCAGCAAGCGCATCAATCTGCTTCATCTGTGGAGCAGCAGCCACAACTTGCGCTGCGCGTTGGCTAATCAACATATCCATCTGTGGGTCAACTTCGTTAAACCTAAAGTCTGGATCTCTGAAGTTTGGCATTGGAGGCATTTCCATCTGAATGCTTGCCTCCATCCGCTGACGATACAGCAACGCAATATGCTCTGCGATATGTGCGATTAACACAGGCTGCATTTGTTTCGCACCGGGGTTTCCAGCCAGTGACGGATCTTGCATAAACTGCATATGAACCGCAATGTGGGCATCGTGATCTTGCTCTGGAAAGGCTCGAATTGGCTTGCCGTACAACACGCTCATGTTTTCATCAATCGGGTCCATCTGAACAGCTTCTTCAGGCTTCTTCAGGATCTCATCAATATTCGGTATTCTAATCGCCTCATACATCCGCTTGTAGGCTTCATATAGGTCGTGAAGCTGCGGAGCTGATCGCGCCATTTCAAGAACCGCCTGCGCCTGTGAGATGCGCTGGGCTGTTGAAAAGATATTCGGATCGCTCACTGGGACAATGTCAATCCGATCATCAAAGTCGGAACGATAGATAACCTCCGCAGCTCCAGCCTGCGAAAAGCTAAACTCATCTGGGAGGTTTTCAGAGTTTAGTTCCGCAAGAAGTTTAAACTCCTGACCCTGCGCGTAATGTAGGCGCTTGTGAATAGCACTAAATGCTTTGGAACCCTGCTCAATCAACGCAACCGTGGAGCCAACTGGGGCATTCGGATTTACGTCACCAATGTTTAAATCTGCCGTAGACGCAAATCGCTGACCTGCATCAACCATAAAGCCAAGCAAGTTAAACAACGAACCTGACGGCTCCTTAAATGGCAGTGGCATAATCGCCTTGTTTACGTCATCAACTGTACTGTCGAGATCTACAAACTCGCCGGGGGAGATCTGCATATCGCCGCCTTGAACGCGACCACGCAGCTTAAATCCACCCTGCATATTTGAAAACGCTGCACTGTCGAGCAATGCACGCAAAGATCCAGTAGCTGCTTTGCCCAAACCGCCAATCATGTGGTACAGACCAAAGCCATAGAAACCAAGGCCCGGCAGGAACTTGTAGCTCACAAACCAGTCACGGCGCTTTTTCATCTCATCGTCTTGATGCCAATTACGGCGAACGGCCACCACAGCTTGGCTGTCGTAGTCAATCGTAATCACATACGGAATGGCCACAGCGTTGTCATCAGGATCGCCGTCATCCATTTCTTCGCCGTCAATGCCGTCAAACAAATCGTAGACGTGCATTTCAAGCAGTGTCATTACGTTGTCTTCGCTATCGTCATACTGATCAACGCCTTCGATCTCACCGATTACATCGCCTGACGGATCTACGCCGTCACCTTCTCCATACTTTGATGGCAGGTAATATCCGTTTTTGACGTAGCGATTGAAGTCATTCTTCGGCATCCGAATGACGTGGGTGTAGCGTGGGCTGGTGTAGAGATCTTTGCTTTCTGGGGCGACCACAAAATCTTCAGCCTTTACAAACTGGCTGCACTGGCGATCCATGTTGGCGTCCCACCACACTTTCTTAAACGTGTGGCCAATCAACGGCAGGTGAAACAACATCTGATCAAGATCTGGGAAATACTCAGGCATTTCCTGCGTAATCTGGTAGTTCATAAATTCACGAACTCTGCGCCCTTGTTCTTCAGTTTTTTCGTCTGGCGTACCGATTATGACTGACTTAACTGGACCACCTGACGGATACAGCTCTGCAATCGCTTTTGCGTTGAACTGTGTGGCTGCTTCGGCAATCAACGGATGCACCACGACTGACAATCCACGA